GCTATCATTAGTCAGCAGCTTGTTCGGGGAACAAAGGAAGCTGTGCCTCATTAGCCTGAGAAGTTTGGGCTTGCAAAGCCTCAACTTGTGGAGCAGCTTGTTGTTGAATGACAGTGATATGCTGAGCAGAAAACTCGAAAGGGAGTTTACCCAATCCTGTCAAAGCAGCATTAACAGTGTCGATGTGGAGATCAAGTTTAATTTTCATTTTGTTTTCCTTTAAAGAACGTCTTCGTCATCGGCATCAATACCACCAGCACCAGCATACTCAACCAAGTCAGTGACGACAAGCTTGATCAGCGAGGGGCTGACACCTTTTTTAGTTTTATATGTCCAATCATAACTACCAACCAAAGCCTTGGCCTTGCTACCATTACCAATGTCTTCAGTGATTTCTTCACCATCAACATCGAATGCTTTCATTGGTTTGTTCTTAGACTTACAAGTGATGTAACGTCCCATGTCAGCCTTCTTCTCGCTGTCTTGATTGACAGAGATGCCCATTTCCTCCAGAGCTTCTGCTGCTGCGTCAGACAGGTTACACAAGTTGACTTGGTAAGCACCACTCATCTCATTCATCTTGCTCAATTGCGCCCAATAAATGTCGCATTTAATCTTCAACTTCTTTTTTTCATCAGTCATTTCAATTTCCTTTTTCAAAACCCACCAGTAACGTCAGTGGCAATCACGCCAGTTGTTGCCAATCTTTCCTTCGGCATCAACAGGACATCTAAATTGTAACACTTCTCCTGCTTTTGTTGCAGCTTCTTCAATAATTTTCATGGCTTGTTGTGCTTGAGATACATCAACTTCCCATTGTGTTTCATCATGAACAAAAGCTATAAGCTTTGCATCTATGTTAGCTTCATTCAAAGCCTTCGTAGATTCTATAAGCCATTGCTTAGCCACCACTGCACCAGCGCATTGAAGCAAGGTGTTTAAGGCAGCGTGTTGTGATCTTATCCACAATATTCTACCATCAAGGCCGGGCAGTTTACCATTGACACCGATCTTGTTTATCTTATTCTTCAGCTTCTTTAAAGCTGGAGTGTTGTCAAGAAAGTTTTCAATAAGTTTCTTACCCTTTGTTGGAGATACACCAGCAGTGAGTCCAATCTTAGCAGCACCAGCACCATACAACATTGCGTATGTCATAGTCTTTGTTTGATTACGAAACTTCTTGTGCTCACTATTACCGTCATCCTTCACTGTGCCTTTAGGAACAAGCCCAAAAGCTTGGCAGTTCTTCCAATGTATATCACCCTTCAAGAGTTCTTCTTGCCACTCCAGATCACGCATGTAGTGGGCTAGGCAACGTAGTTCAATGCCACTCAAGTCCACACCCACCTGCACCTTTCCTTTAGGCACTGTCCACATCTCTCTGCACTCAGCACCATAAGGATTACCTACGGCTGGAACCTGTGCCATGTTAGGGCTACTGTGTGTACACCTGCCTGTCACTGCACCATTGGTAATCACTCTGCCATGCACCCTACCATCAGGTTGCACAAGCTCAAGCCAACTACTAATCTGTGCTACACGTTTCTGTAGCATCAAGTATTCAGAGACAAGCTTTGCTTCTGGTAGATCAATGCCTTCCAACACTGTCTCATCTACAATGATGTGACCCTTCTCTGTCTTCTTTGTAAACACAACACCAAGCCCTTGCAAACGCTCAGCTATTTGTTGTCTACTACCGGGATTAAAGATGGTGGTTTTGTCTTTCAATTGTTTGCCTGTCTTATCAGACCAGCGTTGTTCCACAATTGGTTTAAACACTTCTTGCATCTTTGCTTCAATGTCAGCCATACGTCCACTGAGTTCAGCCTGTAGAAGCATAGCCTTGCGCTCATCAAGCATGAAGCCTGTGTCTTCCATTTGCTTACAGACAAGAGCCACTTCATGTTCAAGCTGTATGCTCTTAGCACTGAAGCCCTCATCAGCCATCACTTTAATTAGATGTATGTGTAGTCTTCTAAGCAGCAATACATCTTGCTCACAATATTTAGCCATCTCTTCAGACCATCCACCATCAAAGTCTGTGAAAGAAATCTTATGCTCTCCCAAACGAATACCCCATGCTTCAAGGCTGTGTAAGGATGGTGCTTTCTGTCCCTCAATACAAACCATTTCAATGTCAGGTTTGTACAGTCTAGATAGGATGAGAGTATCCACTAGCTTCTTTGGATCAATGATTATGCCCCACACTTTCTGTAACACTGGTGCATCAAAGCCAATGATGTTATGCCCACACACTTCATCATCACCTAAGTATTCCAGCAAGCCTTCGGGATTTCTCCAGTGTGTAAGCACACCGTCTTTCATAGTGATACACAGCCATATAGTGTCATGGCTTGTGTTTGTTTCTATGTCAAGATAGATCATTGTGTGGCTTGTATATTGTGTTCAGTGTTTCAAAACTTCCATCATCAAATTTATTTACCACAATGCTTGTGAATATTTTTCTTTGTCTGCCCAAGATAGGATGGACATGGACTACTCCATACACTACAGCCTGTGTAATTTCATTGCTATCTTGTTTGTACAATTCTTTCTGTTCATCAGTTATTAAATCAGTAAAGAAATCAGCCTCACCAACAAAAGTGACAATTGGTTTTTGTTTCATAATGCTTCACCTTCCTCCTCAACAAATTCTAACATCCTACCAGTGTGCTTGTTGTAAAGCAAGTTACCAGCGGGGCCTGTTGTTCCACTAAACCTGTTCTTAAGCACACGAACCTTAGTCATGTTCCGCACTTGTTCTTCTTCTGCTTGACCATTGCGTTCAAGACCAACCACCATATCACTAAGCTGAGCAATGGAACCACTACCTCTTAGCTGTGCTAATGAAGTGACAGCACCTTCCTCATGCCCCTTATCAGAGGGACGTTTAAGATGGCTGACAATGATGAGAGCTATGTTTGTTTCTTGTACAAGCATACGAAGCTTGGTCATTATTTCATCAATGGCTTTACGCTCATCACCGCTCTCTTGTGCAGACACAATGATGGATACGTGATCAAGGAATATGTACTTACAACTAAGTCCTTTTGCCATGTAACGAACACGATTGATAATGTTATCTGTTGATGTGCTTCCGAAGTGATCAAACAAAAACAGTCTACCTGTTCCTAATGTATTGTCAAAGGCTCTCTTGCGTTCTTCTTCTCCCACTTCATGGTCAGGTAGGTGTAGTGGAACATTAGCTGCAAGAGACATGATGGATAAGCCTGTCTTACGAATGCTCTCTTCCAAGAACATAAGGCCAATGTTGTCCTCTGTCTTCTGCACAATGTGCCACACAATTTCTCTAAGCACTTGGCTCTTACCCAAACCACTACCAGCAGTGATGGTGACAAGCTCACCAAAGCGCATACCATAGGTGAGTTCGTTGAGTCCTTGCCAAGGATAGAAGCAATCGGCTGGAGCCAAAGGCTTAGACATTTCATCCCATAAGGTGGAGCCAGAGACAATACCATCTGGCACAAACTGTTCAGCCCTCCACCACCTATCTACAAAGGCAGCTTCCTTGCTTTCAGAAAGCCAATCACATGCATCCTTGTAATCAGGCAGTGGTTTAAACACCTTGCACTTGCTACCGAAAAGCTCAGCCACTTCCTTAGCTGCCTTCACTCCATGCTCATCACCATCAAAACATACTATGATGTTTTCAAAGCTGTTAATATATTCATAATATTGCTTGCAATCTTTCAACGCAGAGCCAGCACCATTACGTATGGACACAACAGGATACTTAGATCCTGTCATTTGATATGCAGCCAGTGCATCAAACTCCCCTTCCACTATTGTGAGATAGCGCCCACCAATGGGGAACAAGTGCTGTCCAAACAATGTACCCTTACCCCATGCACCAGCAGTGGAGAAAGATTTTTCTTTTGTACTTCTAACTTTTGCAGCTACAAGCTGACTGTCCTTATCGTGATAGGGAAAGTACAAGTTGTTGTCACACTTAACAACACCAAACTTTTCCATTGTTGCTTTAGTGATGCGTCTGTCAGAGACGGACACTGACATGCCTTCTCTGTATTGTTTAAGAAAGGATGTGTCCTTCACTTCTGTTTCTTCTGTAAGCATTGTGTATGTTTCCTCTGAGGCTATGGTGGTGGGAGTGAATGTATTACATACAAAGCACTTGGTTGACATGTCATCATTTATTGATAGCCCATCTGAACTACCACAATGATGGCAAGGCTGATGTGTTTTAATAAATGTTAAAGATTTATTTCCCACGCTACTCCTTTGTAAGTTATGTCGTGTGTCTTTAAAATGTTACAGTAGGCATCAAAAAGTTGATGCATCCTACTGTTGTGTAGTGCTGTGATGCCAAGAATTAAATTGGCTTGTTCATCTTCTGTCATAGGTATTGGTCTATCCATCATAGCCCATAAAAAAAGATCTAAGTCTTCTTTTGTAGTCCATGCTTGCATTATTAGTTGTTCTAAATCAGTAAACTTCATAGATGTTTTTCCTTATGTTCTTTAGCTATTGCTTCGTCCAGAAATATTTGACCACAAATAAGACAACGCCACGCACAACTTTCCACAATTATAGTTTCTTTGTTGCTGTGTTGTCCACGCACCCTTCCAAAAAATGTTTTAATTTTTTCAAGCACTGTTTTTCTTTTTGAGTTTGGCTGCTGCCCATGCAACTCCTTGGTCAAAGGTGTCGGGCATGTCTTCAATTTCTTTCCAATCCTCATCCGTCAACCCCTGCCATGTAACTTGTTGTTTTTGCAACTTGACGTAGGCTTCTTTGGCGAACTTGATTAAGTTTTCTTGACTCCATACATCAAACGCTGGCATTTCGTTGTCTCCTGCTTTCAATCATGTGTTGCGCTCCTTGAGTTGGGCTTCATTGCCCCCGCCGCCATCACCATTTCGCCAGCCAATTTCAAAATTCAGCCAGCCTATACCAATCCAAAACTCATCATCAATTCCAACGGCAAGCACAGGCCACACAAGGTAATGTGGTTGATCGTATTCAAAATAAATCATGCGTTCTTTTCCTTGAGTTTGGCTTCAACTGCGCTTATCAATGGCGAGACTCCAAAGCTGTTGTCTCGCAAATAATCAAATTCTTCATCTGTCAGCCCAACCCATGTACGCTGTGGTCTAGCACAATCCATACAGTGATCTGGTGGGTTTTCATCGTTACCACCGCAGTATTCGCAAAACACAGGCTCTGTGTTCTGTGGTGGGTATTCCACCGTGCCTGTCTCTGCATTGAAATACTCGCACTGAAAGCAAGCGCCTTTGCAGTCTTCGTAGTTGGGGCATTCCTGCATTGGCCGGGGTGGCTGTGCCAAGGCTTCACGCTCTTTGGTGGCTATCAGTTTTGCAAAGTGATAGCGGGTAAACATTTCACCATCTTCAATAGACTGACGCATAGCCTGTTGCCACATGGTGTCGATTTCATCTTGTGTCATTTCTTATCCTTCACCCACATACAATCAAAAAAGATACGCATCATCAAGCGCACAAACCAACTCGGTTCTTTGCCTTTTGATGGTCGATACATAATGCCCATGCTGTCGGGTCTGCTGCCAAACAAATAGCACTGCCACTCAGAAAGTTCTGGCGTTATTTGGAATTTGTATTTTCCTTCCACACTAAATTTGACGGACTGCCCATCAAGTGTTTTGTACATAACCTCTTTTCCTTGTGTCATGTTTCCCTCGCTTTCAGCATGAAGTCTGCCATTTGATAACAGTTCTTGGCTACAACATCATCATCGCAGTCTTCCAGTTTGTGATTGGTTAAAACTGCTTGCATAGCCTTCGCCGCAAAGTAGTCACGCAGACTCATGCCACGACCTTGCTCTGCTGGGTTTATAGGTTGTGGAAATGCTTGTGGGTTGTTCATGTTTGTACCTTTGCTGCTAGATAAAGCCCAACATTACCTAAGCTATAACCAATAAAGGCTATGCCCAATCCTGTATTACCTTTTAGCAGCAGATCTACAGCCACCACCAAATACACCACACCAATCATTGCTATAAGCCAAGCACTCATACCTTCACCTCATATTGTTTAAGCACAAGCTGCAAAGCAGCAAGCAACTCTTCGTCTTTAATGTTATCACCCTGTTGAAGCTCCCATCTAATTAAAAACTCAAGCTCATCTACAACAACAGCTTCAATTTCTTCTCTAGTCATCTAAGCTCTCCAAAAACATTACAATGGCTACAAACACAGCACCACCTACAAACCCGCCAATTGCACACAATGCAAAAAAGGTAATTACAGTTTCAATCATACAAACCCTCTCATCCTTGCTGCCACTGTAGCACCCTTCAGCGTATGCTTCAAGTATGGTGCAACACTTTGGGGTGTAGCATGCCCCGTCATAGCCATGATGTTAGGCAGTGGTACTTCTGCCTCAATCATCTCAGTCACTGCCGTCCTACGTAAGTCCATAAGCTTTATATCCACAGATATCTTTGCTTCAGTTTTTATTACATCACCAACCCTTGCTAAGTTCATTAATGAATAAGGAACCAACCCACCATTTCTATCTGACATATAACTAGGTGCAACATATTGTTGCCATCCATACTCTTCGTGTTGTTGCTTAAGCATTGCTTGCAGCCCTTCAGATGTGGGCAAAGTGATACGTGCTCTACGCTTGCTCTGCTCAAGGGTTAGAACACCTGTCTCTGTGTTGTAGTTTTCCCACTTCAACATACGCATGTCTCCCATACGCTGTCCCCATTCGTATGCCATCTGCACAATGAGTCCTACATTACGCCATTTAAAATTGCTGTAAGCCACATCAAGGAATGCTTTGACATCTTCCTTTGTCCAAACAGTTTTACGTGCCTTCTCAATCCTTCTCTGCACCTTACTGAATGG